TGTAGCGCCTTGCGGGCCAACGTCACCTTGCGGCCCCTGTGCACCTTGTGCCCCAGTTGCTCCAGTTGCACCCTGCGCACCGGTTGCGCCTTGCGGTCCCGTCGCGCCTTGCGGTCCTTGCGCTCCTGTAGTGCCAACATCACCTTGCGGACCCTGCGCACCCGTAGCACCTTGAGCACCAGTGGCACCTTGCGCTCCAGTTGCTCCTTGCGCACCTTGCGCACCAACATCGCCAGTGCGTGCAAAGGTAATGATCACGTCATCGTTGTTAGCGAACGGAGTCGCACTAGACCCTGTCACATAAGACGAAATAACTCTGAAAAATCCAGTTTCCTCGACTACCGATGAAACTGTAAAGAGTGCAAATGCTGATGAATCTGTTTTCTTGGAGACCCTAAAGTGTCCCTTGATGGCGCTTGTTGAATCATCAATTGTGCGCAGATACGATTGAATGTCTGTTGAGTTGTCGTCTACGTCGTCGATGACGAGCTCTGTTGATAAGTTTAGCGACGCATTGTCAAACTTAAGTTTTCCAGTGCCGGGGTCTGTCTGGTCGGTATTGGAATCAAAGGTGTAGTCAAATGTGACTCCGCCAAAGTTTCCTTGTGCGCCTTGAGCACCTTGCGCTCCTGCTGCTCCTTGAGCACCCGTGGCACCTTGCGCTCCAGTTGCACCTTGTGCTCCTTGTGGGCCTTGTGGTCCAGTGTCACCTTGCGGCCCCTGTGCACCTTGTGCCCCAGTTGCTCCAGTTGCTCCTTGTGGACCAACATCGCCTTGCGGCCCCTGTGCCCCTGTTGCGCCTTGCGCGCCTTGTGCTCCAGTTGCTCCCTGTGGACCGACAGCACCTTGCGGCCCCTGTGCTCCTGTTGCACCTTGCGGACCAACATCACCTTGCGGGCCGGTAGCACCCTGCGCACCCTGTGCTCCGGTAGCACCCGTCGCGCCCTGTGCTCCGGTGGCACCCTGCGCCCCGATATCACCCTGCGGACCTTGAGGTCCAGTGTCTCCCTGCGGGCCCTGGGCACCTTGAGCGCCCGTGGCACCCTGCGCACCGGTTGCACCCTGAGCTCCTGTTGCACCTTGCGGACCTTGTGGACCCGTTGAACCCTGCGGACCGGTATCTCCTTGTGGTCCGATTGAACCCTGCGGGCCTTGACTACCAGTTGCTCCTGTAGCGCCCTGAGCGCCCTGCGCACCTTGAGGACCAGTCGCGCCTTGAGGTCCAGTGTCTCCCTGCGGGCCCTGTGCGCCTGTGTCACCTTGCGGACCTTGTGCTCCTGTAGCGCCTTGAGCACCTGTTGCTCCCTTAGCGCCAGTTGCGCCTTGCGGACCTTGCGCTCCTTGAGCGCCGACGTCACCTTGTGGTCCTTGTGGCCCAGTGGCGCCTTGTGGGCCGGTAGCACCCTGAGCGCCGGTAGCTCCTTGCGGGCCGGTAGCGCCCTGTGGCCCTTGCGCCCCCTGAGCACCTTGCGGTCCCACAGCAGTCGATGGCGCAAACTTTGTCCCATTGAAAACAAGCGCCTGATCAGTTGTAGCGCCCGTCGTGTCGATCTCGATGCTGTCAACTGTAAGAGTTGATGACGACAATGCGCCGGTCACGTTCAGTGACGAAGCGTTGCGGGTGCCATCGGCGAGTAGATATTGTGTGTGATCGTCGTCAGAAAGACCGGTGAGTGAGCCGTGGTCAGAGACTGGTGTTGCAGGAACACCACCAAGAGGAATAGATACTCGCTTATCGACAACCGAGATAATGCGAGCATTTGGTGTATTCGCATAAGCGTTGGCTGTTTGGTAAATGATCTTATAGAGAGGTCTAAACTCAAAAACAGGAAATCCACCAAGGTCCATCTGCTCCCATGTGATCGCTTCGGCTTCACCTTGATTGTTGTATTCGGCCTGGCCCAGCACACCTATGATCGGGTTACCAAGATTATTTGTGGCAGTAATCCATGTGATGCCGAATTTGTTGTTACTGATATCGGTTGTCGACCAGGTTCCCGCGGTGTTTCGGTTGTATTGAACGAGAGATGTCCCCTGTTTCATTGGGAACTGCGTCGCTGTGTCCGTTGTCCAGTGATTATTGAGGCGATAAAAAACTGGGATGTAAGCGCCACCCTGTAGCCGCTGCTGCCATGTATTCGCGGTTGGGGATGCAGAGTGCGTGATATCTACCTGTAGGTCTTCATCAAAGAAGGTTCCGTCGGCAATATCAATCTTTGCATGAGCATCTAGTGAACCGTCGCCGGTCGTGGTGTAGTTGTTGGCACCAAATCCATTGGCGATTGCGGCACCACGGGTTCTATGAAGATACTCATGTGTTGCCCAGTCAAGAACAATTCCATGACGTTCATCCGCAAAGAAATATGCTTTGTTATCGACTTCGTTCCAATAAACATATGCGGTAGGCGTGTCGTTTTCCCAATCATAAAACGTCGTGCTGTAGGAAAGTTCGCCAGTATTGTCATAGTGAATATAGTAAAGACCACTGGTGTCGGGAATGTCTATTGTTTCCGTGGTGGTTTTTGTAAACTTGACGCCCTTACACCAGACTTCGAATGACCCAGATACTGGGGCAATAGAAAATCTACGGTTGCCTTCATCAAAGGAAATGACACTCTGTGTTTTGTCCGTGTGTCCGATCGGCTCGCCACCTGGGATGTTGACGGTAGCTGTCCCTGGCGCAAATTTTGTTCCATTGTAGACAAAAGTATTTCCAGTAGCGGCACCTGTCGTGTCTACCTCAATACTGTCTACGTAGAGAGCGGGAACCTTAAGTGTATCGTCGGTCTTAAGCGTGTTTGCAGAATCTCGATAGAGATTAGTGTCTGTTGCGTTGGTGCCATCTCCCCAAGTAATACGGCCGCCGGCGTCAACAGCTAGCCGAGGGTTTGGCTCGCCTGCGATACCAACCTCGATCGCGGCGTTGCTTTCACTATTGAAATAGCGAGCACGCAATAGATTAAATAGTTTGAATGACATAGAGCCTCAACTCTGCGCTGTTTTTTATGTTTGCCCCTCGAGGCGAACTATCAACCTGTAACTACTACTCTATACGAATCTGTCGACGGAGCTGACGCAAACGTGACTGTTACCGTGTTTACAGTTGCGCGAGCAACGTCTACGTGCACGGTGTCGTATGGTGAGTTAACTTCATAGACTTGAACAACAACATCTCTTGTGTTGAAGTTGTGAGTGACAGTGAATGAAGTGCTGCTGTTGTCGCCGATTGTCTGAGAAGCTACCTTAGCAAGAGCGGGTGTACTTGTGGACCCTCCGGTAATATCTCCGGCAAGGTTTGTTCGTGCGCCAGACGCTGTAGATGAGCCCGTACCGCCGTCGGCCACTGCGATGTCAACACCGTTCCATGTGCCGGTGGTGATTGTGCCTAATGTAGTGATGCTTGACTGACCGACGTACGTACTCGCGATGTCGATCGAGTCAGCGTTAGCCACGATGCGATCTGCTGTCCCGACTACGTCAATCGTGTTACCGGTCTTTGTAAGACCGTTACCAGCAATGCTTTGACCGGCAGCGGAGAACTGAACGAAGGTTAGGTTTGTAGAACCAAGTGTGATCGCCCCGTCTGTTGTAAGAATCCAGCCGGAGTCAGCCCACGCGGTGCCTTGTTCAACGAATGTGAACAGTCCAGGGGTGACCTCGGTGTTCGAGTCAGCGTCGGTGGCTCGAGTCAACACCCAGGGCGCGCCTGCGCCGCCGGCGTCAGTGACTGTGTAGATACCGTTATACGGAGCGTTGCTTGATGTCTCGTTCTTTACAAGAACGCGAGTTCCATTGTCACCTGAAGTAAACGTCGCGCCGTCGATCGAGAACGCGCCGTTTGTAGAAGCTGTCAAGACTCCAGAGCTATGAGTGTACGTCGCTAAAGCCGCGTTTGTCGCATACTTTACAGAGGCCTTAACGTCAAGACCGGAGCGAGCCGCGTCAACGTACGCCTTGTTTGCCGCGTCAAGATCCGCAGATGGTGATGTCACCTGTAGACGGCCGCTGCCGTCTCGCTTAGCGAGAGTTCCGTTCGTGTTCGTTGATGTTGCAGAGTTTAGATCTGAGTAGAAAGTAGACGAAAGCAGACCGGCGTTTGAGCCATCTGCAAGGTTAGGAGTGATCGTTATTACTCCGCCGCTCTCAGTGATGCTAAGAGCGCTTGAGTGAGTGCCACCTGACTGAACGTTCTCGATTAGGACGTGCCATGCGGTGCCATCGCAGATCTTAAGAACGTCTAGATCTGTGCGATAAATGATCCAGCCTTCAACTAGACCGGTGGTAGGATCGGCGCCAAGCTTCTGAATGACAGCGTTAAGGAGCTGGTTCTTGTTGAGATCTATGTTTGTGAGAAACTTCTGTGCCATGGAAGAGAACTCCTATGTGAGATACGCGTAGCCTGAGAAGGGCGCGGCGAATGAAACTGTCACCGATGTATCACTATTATAGGCCACGTCTCCAACGACGACAGTTGCGCCGGTGTCTACGACTGTCACAGAAGGCCTTCCGCCAAGAGCATGAGTGATGTTCCACGTAGCTGAAGCTACGGTCTGAGTGTGCACGTGTCTTTGGGTAAGATTTGAGACACTTGTGATTGAAAAGAACGGAGAAGCTGGCCACACGCCGTTGGCCTTTGGCCCGTAATATTCGCCTAGGTCTTCATCTATGTAGATATCTCCATCGAAGCCAACTAGCGCCCCTGGAGCTCCAGATCCCACGATAGTTCCTGGACCTCTTGGGCCGACAGGGCCGCGGAGAGTAGAGGTCTGAATTGTGGAATCCGCGATCGTGGTTGATACGGTGCTGACGGAATTGATCAGGTCTACGGCGGTACCGTCTCCGTATGGAAGAAGAATGAAGAACTTAAGCGGCTTGACACCGTACAGACGAACGTTTACCTCATAGGCCCAGTTTTCTGGCTTTAGAAGAGTGTTGTCAGTCGTCGGAAGGCTCAGCGAGATCGAACCGTTCGCGTCTAGGTTTGCGACGATGGTGTCTTCGATGATGACCGAGTCTCTTTCATCAACGACTCTGGCGGTCGGGGTGAAGGTGACTCTACCTTTTGCGGCTGCTCCTGTAGCTGTCACGTAGGTTGCCGTGATAGCCCTTGTAAGAACGTCGCTTGGCCACTCGACTGCGGGCCCTGACTGCTCCGGAACTATCTCGTAATTTGCAAACGGAGAAGACGTCACAGGCGTCGGTTGAGTGCTGATTTCATTATTTATATTTACAGCAGATCCGTCTCCGTACGGAAGAAACGCGAAGAACTTTCGTGGACGAAGACCATGTATGCGTACGCTGACCTCGTACGCCCAACCGACCGGATTAAGAGCCGTGTTGTCTGTAGTTGGGAGAGCAATGCTGAATTCGCCGTTTGCATCAAGAGTTGCTGTGATCGAGTCTTCAACTATGACTGCATTATTCTCATCAATAACGCGCGACGTAGGGGTGAAAATGACACGGCCGCTCGCAGCAGAACCCGAGGCTGTTACGTAGTTGCCGGTGACAACTCTAGTAAGCACGTAGTTAGGCCAAGACACGCAGACTCCAATCGGACACTTGCCGATATTCTATCAAATTAGTTGCGTGGTGAGGTTGTATGCCCAGGAGAAAAGCCTATAGGGCTACCAGATATTTTATCATCAAAATCTTCGTCAATGAGCGGGTCGATACCGACCTCCGGTCTTTCGCAGGAGGCGCCGATAGCGGCGAAAGACGCAACATTTACCCAGTGAGGTTCGGCGTCGACAAGACGGGTTGCTCTAATGAGCTCGTATGCACATAGCATGGCAGCGACCTCTGTTGCTTCTACAGGCTCATCGAGACCGAGAACTCCAGCCCAGAGAAGCCCGACCCGGGTAAGCTCGTCTAACGAGTCATCTTCTATCTGTCGAGATGATATCTCGTCAGCGAGCTCGAGGACGTGCGAGCGCCGTACCGTGGTCTTTTTTCGCTTGAGTGCCATCAACTTCATATTACTCTATGGCACTCTGTGCAACTTAGTCAAGCCAGATGACGTACTCTGCTGTTACTCGTGCCTTGTCTGGGTCGATGAAGTGAAGCCGTTGCGACGGCTTACCCTTTGCAGCAATAAACTCAGCGGCATAGACGCTTTCGGATTCTGGAGACCCGGTAACAAAGATGCGCCCGCCGTTCGCCATCGTAAGACTCATCGGCGTGTGGAAATGGCCCATGTACACGTCGTGGAAGTCAGGAACTACGCCTGTCGCCCACGCGTTGCACTTTCTTAGAATACCAAATGCGGGTGTGTTTCCGCCGAAAGACTTGATCTCGTCACCATGAACAAGAAGTGCTCGATAGTTTCCGATCGTCACGATCTGATACCAGTCAGACGAGAGCTGCCACGAGACGTTTTTGAGGTCGCGGGTTCTTTCTGAGGCAATTCTGTATGAAATGGCGTCTATGTTATCATTCGCCGGCAGTTCACCCTTGCGGCCCAGACGTCCGTGGTTGCCGTATTCACACACGACGTTGACCTTTTCGAAGAACTGCGCAAGAGACCGAACGATCATCTCTTCGATGCGAACTGTCTCAAAGAGCTGCTCGAAAAGGTGAGCTTCAACCTCCCAGGCCTGTCCCGGGAAGATCGTAATGCCTTCGACCATGTCGCCACCGAACATGATGGTGCATTCACGTACTGGGTGATGAGCGCGCTGAAGTTCTGTCAACTCCATCACCTTTTGAGTAAACTGCTCCATACGGCGGCCGCACGTCTCGATGTCGTACCCGGCGGTCTTCTTGCCGAGCTGCCAGTCCGTTGGGTGGATCAGGGCGTGCTCTGCTTTACCTTTTCGAGTGTCCTTAGCCGGTGGCTTTGCTGCGACGGTCTTTGGCTTATGAGAAGCCAGAGCCGCGTCTCGAGCTGCTGTATAGACAGCCTCGACGATGTCCTCACTTGCTCTTTTCGCCTTGTACTCAGCCTGCTGCGCTCTTTTCAGCGCTTTTTTAAGCTCAGTAATCTCGTCTTCACTGCGGATTTCATCAGATAGACTCATCGAACTTAGTCACCAGCTCTCCACGTCGGTAGCGACTAATCACGTTAATCGCTAGTTTGTAACCACGCTTTCCCATTGCTTTTGAGATGTTAGACGCGGGGATGCTGTGATCATTGAGCGCCTTTAGCAAATCTTTTCTGTCCGAGTCGCTCAGATCTTCTAGGATCTCTGCAATTCTGGATTTGTTACCAGCGGCCGCTTTTTCTTTTTGAATGTCATCGAAAAGACTACCCATGAACCCTCCACGCTAGTTTCTGTAACGGTACCATGTACTAGAAGATGTATTGAACATTATCACGACTAAAGCGTCTTGCTTGTGATATTGTCGAATTCTCAAAGAAAAACTAAGTCGATGCCTTGGAGAGAGACTGTGCCCGGTTATATTTCAACTGTTGTCTTTTCAGTAGTCCGTAGCGGCATCATTACTTCTCCCAATTCAAGGTGTCACATGTCGAGCGAGTATTCGCAATCAACTAGTTTAGTCGTCGCAGGTTCCAATGAGTAGTTGGGAGAACGCCGAGGGGCGTCTCGGACCAGCAGCTCTCTGGTATGCTCAGCAAGGCTGGAAGGTCATGCCTTGCTACGGAATCATTAACGGTAAGTGCACGTGCGGCGGCACGCACCTCGAGCCGAAAGACGTCGGCAAGCATCCGAGCATTCCGGAATGGAATATTCATGCAACGAGCGATGTTGAAACAGTCAAGTCGTGGTGGCCAGAAAGCAGTCAAAATAACGTCAGTGTTTTCTGTCGCCCAAGCGGTTTCTTTGTCATCGACATCGATCCACGCTCAGGCGGGCCAGACTCGTTTGAAAAGTTTGAGGCGCTTGTTGAAGGCGCGTTGCCTCCGACCGTTGAAGCGATTACTGGTGAGTACTCGATGGGTGGAAAGCTTATTCGTGGTCGGCACCTGTTCTATCGCTGTGACGAGTCAGAAGCGCTCGTCGGCAACCTCAAGAAGTCAGGTCTTCCTGGCGTCGACATCAAACACAACGGTTACGTGCTTATCGCGCCGTCGCGACATTTCTCCGGTGTGTGCTACGAATGGGTTCAAGGCAAGGCGCCGTGGGAGGTCCCCATCGCTGAAGCGCCTGAAGAGCTTCTAGCATCGCTTAGAAAGAGATCTCGTCGTCTTGAGACAGCGTTGTCTGAAGGCGACTGGGGCTTCCTCGATGGCATCGAGTTTGGTGGTCAGAAAATTGACATCGACAGACTCTTGTCAGACGGTATCGACGAGGGTTCTCGTGCAGTTGATATCTACGCGCTGACGTGCGCTCTTGCAAACAAGTTTCCCGTCGACACAGAAGCCGGAAAGCTCGCTGTCGAGACGATGATGATTCGATTCAACGCCGAAAAGGTGCGTCCTCCTCTCGAGCTCGAAGGCCCTGGTGGATTGTTGATGCACGTTCGGCGTGCTATTCAGTTTGTTCTTGACAATCCGAAGACCGAAAGACTGTGGCCCGGTCTTCAAGAGTGGGCGAAGAAATCTCAGGAGGAGACGCGTGAAACTTCAACATCTGCTCCTAAGAAGCAACAAACGAAATCTTCTACTACAGCGTCGTCTTCGTACAGCATTGAAGCTCTCCCTGGTACTATCGGGGGCTCTGTTCATAGCGCTGTCGTTGACGGTGATTCGCTCTCGTCTGCGAGTAAGCTTACAAACATTGATGTTCCTCTTGACCCCGACGCGTTGGGAGAAGACGAAGGTGGCGAACCTGGTAAGCGAACTCTCACTGATACCGGAAATGGACGACGACTCATTGATTCGTTTGGTCCTGCTGTTCGATACACTCCAGGACTAGGTTGGTTTCACTGGGACGGCGGGTACTGGAAGCCTGACGTTGAAAATCTAGAAATGCGCGAGCTATCAAAGAAGCTTGCGCCGATCATCGCGAGCGAGGTAGTTCACTACCTTGACGACGCAGACAAGCAATCAGAAGTGATTAAGTGGGCGCAGCAAGCGAAGTCAAATGCACGTATCGGTAACGCTATTGAAAGCGCAACATCAGACCCTAGAGTGCTTGTCGGTGTTGACACGTGGGACAGCGGTGAAACGCTTCTCGGCGTAGCAAACGGAGTTATTGACCTGAGAACAGGAGAGCTACTTCGTGGTCGTCCAGATCTTTACATCACTCGTCGCGCTCCTGTCGCTTACAACCCTGGTATTAGGAATGTTCGCTGGGAACAGTTCATCGACTTCGCAACCGGAGGCGACAGAGAGTTGCAGGAGTGGTTGCAAAAAGCAGCAGGATACTCACTGACTGGTCTTCGCACATACGACATCATGTTCTTGGTGTACGGTCCTCCCGGGTCCGGTAAAAACACGATGGTTGAAGCGCTCGTCAAAGCGATGGGCACGTCACAGTATGCATGGCCACTTGACTCAAGCATTCTCGCGCAAGGCGATGGTCAGTCGCACGGATCTGATCTGTATCACTGGGCTGAGCTTCGTGGACGACGTCTCGTATGGGTTGACGAATTGCCAGAGTCAGAGCGCATGAAGGAAAACTCGGTTAAGAAACTTACGGGTTCGTCTGAAATCTCAGCACGTTCACCTGGAGAAAAGCCGTTTACGTTCCAGTCACGCGCAAAACTGTGGATCACGACGAACCACAGACCGATCATCAGCGACGACGCGATGTGGCGACGTATTCGTCCCGTGCCTCTTACTAACGTGCCAGAAAATCCTGACCCAGATCTCAAGCACTATCTGTTCGACCCCGAAGGCGGGTTGCCTGCTGTTCTTTCGTGGGCCGTCGAAGGTGCGATCAAACTTCTCGGCTCGAGTGCGAGAGACGCTCTTGGTTGGTGCTCTGTTGTTAGCGAAGCCGCGGAGATCTATCGCAAGAACGAAGACCGCATCGGTTTCTTCTTCCAAGAAGAGACAAAGGAGTCTGAAGGCGCGACGACACCGATCAAGTCTCTGTACGCAGTGTACCGCGTGTGGAGCGAGGAGCGTGGCGAAAAGCCGATGACACAGATTGCGTTCCAGCGCAAGATCTCAGAGCGCGGAATGGAGATCAACGGCTTTGGTTCTCGAGCTGAGATCGTTGGAAGAATGCTTATGCCACGAGCCGTGTCAACCGGTGAGGTTGACTGGGGGATCGCATCGAGGTTTGCTCGATGAGCGCCGTAGTAAGAGTCACGGGAACCGCTAGCGTATACATGATCAACAGCAGCGATGCTACGATCGCCGACGTTAGAAAGTGGCTTGATGAAGTTGAAAAACTTGGGATCCCAGACACTACAAGACTTGACGGAACAAACCTCAAGGTGACACTAAGATCTGACTACGTAGAGCAAATTGAGTGTGGAGATCACGTTCCGCCGGAGACTCATCGAGGCATCATAATGTTCGACGGACCGTGCAAAAAAGACGGAGAAATGACGCCTGAGCAGTAGATCTTAATGTACATTTGAACTAAGCCTGGCAACGCTTTTGGGAGAGAGCGAGGCCACAGGGACCGGGATTGAGCATGACGCACGGCTATGTAGATTGCTCTCCCGGTCCCTCCTTTTTGTAGTTAGTTACCACGTACTTGATCGTGGACGCGTACCACTTCTTACCTTGCGCCGTCTGCGTCTCTGTCTTGTTGAGTTTATCGGCAATCTTCCCGTAGGACATTCCAGCATCGCGCCATTCAAAGATCTGGCTCACGACGTCTGTGGGAAGATTCTGCTTAGGCCCTAGGTCTACTCCCCACTTGAGACCTTTTTCTCTGCGATCTCGATGAACGTCCTTCTGCCGTTCGGCGATGATGGCACGTTCCATCTCGGCGAGGGCTGACATGATCGTGACGACGAATCTGCCTTGATACGAGGAGGTGTCGAGGTTGAGATCGAGCATCACGATTCTCCATCCGTTGGCCCCGGCTCTGTCGATGATCGAGAGGAAGTCCTGGGTTGATCTAGCGAGACGGTCGATTCTGGTGACGAACAGCGCTTCGGCGTCTCCACGGTCGAGACGATCGAGAGCCTCGCGAAGAACCGGACGACCTTTGATGCTCTTGCCAGACCGGCCTTCTTCACGAAGAAGCTCTACGTCGTCGTATCCAGACAACGCGGCGGCCCTTTTTAAGTCGCGCTCCTGCGCATCGAGGGACATTCCGTCGTTTACCTGCATCGACGTCGAAACTCGGGCGTATAATAAAGCTACCTTACTTTTTGGCCCTGTATCCACGGTCTTTGCGCTCCTAGAGGCGGTCTTTTGTACAATTTAAAGTATACAACCTTAAGGTTAAGGATGTATGAAATACCGTATCACATCAATGGCCACACCCAGGCACTTTGTAGGGTGGATAGATCGCGACGTCAGTTGGCTGGTTTTGCCGCTCTGCGCTGACGAAGAAGGTCAAAATCCTTCACCTTGGTGTCGCCCATGTACTCCCAGGCGTATCCGCCGGCGATAAGAGCCTCGTTCACAGACTTGTCCGCTCCGTCGAGATACAGCCAGCCGAGGATTCTGCCGTACTTCTCAGAACTGTCGAGCTTCTCGGTCTTGATGACGATCGACTTCGCCGAGTCGATGGCCTTCTTGAGGTAATCCTTGCACTCGAGGCCCAGAACCTTCTCTGCCTTATCTGTCGTCCGTGACTCGGGCGTGTCTATCCCTGCCAGACGGACTCGAGACGAGAAAGTGATATCAAACCCTAGATCGATGTCGACGTCGATGGTGTCACCGTCCACGACCTTGGTTACGCGCTTTACATGGTACTCATACATGTGCATCAAACGCTTTAGTAAATCCCTCGGGGCAGGTTTTTGTGCATATCAAATCTGCAATAACAGGCGCAACCGCTGCTCCGATTGCAATACCAACACCCGCTGGTGTTGCCCACAAAGCTGCTGAATCTAAGCTTTTGGCTAAACAGTTTGAGATTATGTTTTTCAATAGCGTGTGGTCAATGCTCTCGCTAACGAATGGTATTAGTAGAAATCCCTCCGTTACGATTTCGCTCATTGCCGCTACTACCGCGGCTTTGGTTGCCATATCTGCAACATAAAGAAGCGGCTGTGCCATAATTGATAGAGCAGATGACGTTGCCGCACCTTCAGGTTGTGCTGGTGTAAAGAAGGCAACAACCCCGGCTGAGACTGCTGCAGTCACCGCTATGTTACAAGCATTTTCATCTACCCAATTGTATGCGTCTACTACACCATCTTTTACTACTTCATAACCTTCTTTTATGTTAGAGCCTATTAAATCTATTATGGGCGCAAGTACTGGTACTACTTCTTCATCCCACTCCTTGGAAATCATGTCTTCCCACGTATGATTCTCTTCAGGATGAGCGTGGATGTACTTTCTGGCATTTTCAGTAAGTAGGTGATAGCCACAGTCCGAACCGGGCCATTCACCGCCCCAGCCGTAAGACCGTACTTCATAGGGGTCACAGTCTGAGCAATGAAAAACAACTCCGATACCTTTTTGTGCTGCCATTTTATTTTCCTTCAGCTAATCTGCACTTAATAGGAAGATTCTAATTGGTACCGTCTAGGTTCATTTTTTCAGCCGCGGTTATTGTAG